TGGCCTATTCCCGCTCCAACATCGCAACCCGACGTCATTCTCGCCCTGAACGTCTTCGCCCACGTTGACGACCTGCACGGGTTCACGGCGGCGGTGAAGGAAGCGCTCGCGCCGGAAGGTGTGTTCATCGTCGAGGTGGGCGACTTCGCCAAGGTGCTCGAACGAGGCCTATTCGACGTCATCTACCACGAGCATATGAGCTACCACACGTGGGAACCGCTCAAGCCGTTCTTCGCCCGGCACGGCCTGGAGCTGTCACGAGTCGAGCGCAACAACTCACAGGGCGGGAGTCTGAGGCTGTATGTCACACACGCTTGAGGCATTCGTTGCTGCTCGTGGCGCCGCTCTCCGGCTCGCGCTGAACAAGCTCTACTATCGCGGCGAGCGAATCAGCATCTACGGGGCACCAGCAAAGCTGACCACGCTAGTCTATGCGCTCGGCCTCACCGACCTGAAGTTCGACTGCGTCGCCGAGGACAACCCGCGCAAGGTCGGCCGGACCACGCCGGGCATGCACCTTCCGATCGTCACAGTCGAGGAGATGCTCAGTCGCAAGCCCGACACCATCATCGTCGCGGCCTGGAACTTCTATGACGACATTGCCGCCAAGCTGCGCCGGGTGGGATTCAAGGGCGGCATCATCAACCCGATGGGGAGTGTCACGTGAAACGCATCCTCATCACCGGAGCGGCCGGCTTCATCGGTCGGCACTTCACGCGCTACATCCTGGAGAACACGGACTGGTCCGTCGTGATGCTGGACCGGCTCGGGGAGGGTTCCAGGGTGGATGACGTGGCGGAGTTTCTGCATTCGATTCCGTCGTCGAGGGGACGAGCCAGCTTTGTGTGGCACGACCTCAAGGCCCAAGTGCTGAAGTCGCCCGCGTGGTTCCCTGTCAACTACATCGTCCACATGGCTGCCGGCTCGCACGTGGATCGGAGCATCAAGGACCCGCTCGGCTTCGTCGCGGACAACGTGACCGGCACCGCGCACATGCTGGAGTTTGCGCGCTGGTGCGATGGCCTGGAGAAGTTCCTGCACTTCAGCACCGACGAGGTTTTTGGGGCCGCCAACGGAAGGCCGTTCGATGAGTACGACTCGTTCCACCCGACCAACCCTTACGCGGCTTCAAAGGCCGCAGCCGAAGCGCTCTGTCCGGCTTGGGCGAACACTTACGGGCTGCCCATCGTCGTTACTCGCTGCACTAATGTGGCCGGACCGGGCCAGGACGGCGAGAAGTTCATTCCGTCTACCATCGCCAAGGTGGGACGCGGAGAGATGGTCCAGATCCATGCGCGCAACGGTACCCCCAGCAGTCGAAAGTACATTGACGTGCGGGACGTCTGCGCTGCAACCCATGTCGCCCTCACTCGAGGCGGCGTTATCTCGGGTCGCGGCAGCGGGTATTACAACATTGCGGGAGAAGTAGACCATAGCAATCTGGACGTTGCGGCGCGCATCGCTGAGCTGATGGGCAAAGAGCTGCGCTGGGAGCTGGTCCAGGACCCGCCGAACCGCCCGAGGCCGGACATGCGGTACGACATCGACGCGGGCCGGCTGCAGATGCTCGGCTGGAAGCAGGAAGTCCCTCTGGATGCGACGCTGCAGAGGTGTATCGAATGCGTCTAGGACTCATCGGCACGGGAAAGCAGGGCCAGCGGTACCTGCAGGAGAAAAATGGCGGTCGTCACATCGCTGTTAGTGGGTCTCGTCGTATCCCTCTCGACTCTGTCGATGGCGTTATCATCGCGACCCACCCCGCCGGACACAAGGAGCTGGCGTTGGAGGCGATCGCGGCGGGCAAGGCGGTCCTGATTGAGAAGCCTCTGGCGCTGAACCTGCGCGACTGCGAGGAGATTCTGGATGCGGCAGAGCGCGCGGGCGTGGCCTGTGAAGTGGCTCACACTCACCTGTGGAGTTCCGAATGGAAGCCGCCAAGGCCCTGCGAGAAGGCCAAGGCGGTCGCCGTGTACACGTCACATAAGCGTGATTACTCGGCCTGGCTCGACTGGGGCCCGCACTGCATTGCACTGGTGGCTGATGCCTGTCCCCAGTACAGCACCGGCATGCTGCGGCGGAACGTAGCCGTGGAGCAACACCGAGAAACTCGCGGCGTATTCGTCAATGCCGGGCCGCTCCACTTCAGCGGCGAGTCGGGTTCTGGCGAGAGTCCGATGTCTCGCATGATGTGGCAGTTCCGGTTCTTCAACGGAACACTCGGGAGGAACCACTGGAGCGAGCGAAACCACTTCAACCGGCGCGTCTACCGCGCCCTATTTGCGGAGGAATAATGGGACAGCGAATCACGGGTCTGCGCTTGCCGGCCAACATCATGTTCACGAACGGCGCAACGTCGGTAACGGTCGGCTCGCACTTCGCGACCGGCTTCAGCATGGATGGCGTCGTCGAAAGCCTGGAGCGCGACGGCGAAGTCGTGGTGTTGACTTTCAGGGAGACTGGCAAACAGGTGCTGCTGTTCGGCTCCGGCATGCTGGCGGAAGTCGAACCCACCAAGCCGAAGGAGAAAGGCAAGTGAAGCCCTACGCCGACAACGTGTTTCTCGAGCTCGAGCCACAGGAGGCCATGAGCGCGGGCGGAATTCACCTGCCGCAGCGCGATTGGCTCGGGGCGCGTGGGCACCGGTTCGCTCGGGTCATCGCGGTGGGCCCCGGCTACTACCGCCAGAAGCCAGCCGGTGCGCGCGGGACAGTGGACAGCACGTTCATCCCTACCGAGCTGAAGCCACAGCAGCGCGTCATCGTCGACGCGCTGGCGGGCTCCCCGTACGAAGGCGACCTGTCCGCCCCGAGGCACAACCTGAAGACCGAATATGGCCTGTTCCGCATCGTCCGCGAGCAGGAAATCCTAGCGGTGGTGGAAGATGAGCAAGCGTCCTGACGCTACCCAAAAGCTGAACGCCGTCCGGGGCATGCTCGGGACGATGAGCTTCGTAGAAATCTCGCGACTGAGCACCAACCACGAGAAGCGCGAGAAGCTTCTGTCTCGCTGCGATGAGGTTTACGAGCTGGCCCAGACCAGGACCAGGCCGATGCGCGACGGCGAGATGGTCGACCCGGACGCACACAGCATGCTGAAGGCCATCGAGCTTGCGATGCGAATCATGGGCCTCGGCAACGAGCCGGACCAGGGCGAGGAAGAGAAGCGCGAGACCGACATCCAGCGCATCATCAGCCTGCTCGACTCGGTGGGGTACGAGGTCAAGAAGCGGGCGGCGTGAAGCTCGACATCCCCGCGCGCTGGCTCGATTCGCTGCACGTAGCTGCTGGCAGGCCGCGGTATCTCGAGGCCATCGAGCGCAACCCGCGCCAGGCGGCGTTCGTACGCGACCCGGCCAAGCGCAAAACGGCACTGTGCGGGCGCCGCGGCGGCAAGACGACCGCCATCGCTGGCTGGCTCTACCTCGGCATGGAGGAGAAGCCAGGCAGCAGACAGGTCTATGTGGGCCTGTCTCGCGGCTTGGCCAGGCAGATTCTGTGGGACGGCATCCTCGGCAAGATGGCCAAGGAGTACCGGCTGCCCATTCGCGAGACGACGCGCGACGGGCAGCTCATCATCGCGCATCAGAACGGCAGCTCGCTCTGGATTGCCGGGTGCGACGACAAGCGCGAGATCGACAAGTTCCGCGGCCAGGCCTTCTACCGCGTAAACATCGACGAGGCGCAGGGCTTTCCCGAGGACGTACTGCAGACACTGATTGAGGACGCCATCGAGCCGGCGCTGGCTGATTACGACGGGCAGATTGCTCTCACCGGCACGCCTAGTCCCATCGACGTCGGCTACTTCCACGGCGCGACGACTGGGCTGATTCAGGGCTACTCATACGAGCACCACTGGGATATCCGCGACAACCCGCACTTCGAGGGGCGCGCGGACAAGGTGCTGGCCGACATCAAGCACCGCAATGGCTGGGACGATTCGCACCCGACGTTCAAGCGTGAGTGGCTCGGTCAGTGGGTGCACGACGCGGGCGCGCTGGTCTACCCGCTCACGTGGGACAACGCTTGGAACCCCGAGAGCGAGAATGGGCACCCGTACGGTCTGCCCGAGGGCGAATACGTCTACGGGCTCGGCGTGGACCTCGGATTCGGGGAGCGCTCGACAGCCTTCGTGCTGGCTGCGACTCGACGCGGCACGGGCGAAATCTACATCCTAAAAGCCTACACGCGTAGTAGGCTCATCCCAACCGCGCTGGCCAATCACGTGCTGGCCCTACGCGAGCAGGTCCGCCAGAAAACCGGTCAGGGTCTCCGCGTAGTGGTCGATGAGGGCGCCCTCGGTGCGGGATATGCGGAGCAGATGCGCAGCATGGGGGTAGCCTGCGAGGCGGCAGAAAAGCGGGAGAAGCGCGCCTACCAGGAATACGTCGCCGGCATCATCCGGAACAAGGGCGTGCGTGTTAACTTCTCGGAATGTCAAGAGCTTCTGTCAGAGACCCGCAAGCTCCAGTTCGACCCGGAGACAGCCGAGGAGGACGAACGGTACACCCGGCACTGCGCGGATGCCTTCCTGTACATTGTGCGAGCGCTCTTTCCCCGGTATAACCCAGAACTGGTTGAACCAATCGTCGGGTCGACCGAATGGCACCGGCTCCAGGCGGCTAAGATGCGCGAGGAAGCAGTCCGAGAGAGCAAGAAGAGACAGGCGGCCCGGAAGTGACGGATCGCTCTGCTCCCAATGGTCCCTGGCAGACGCTCAAGCGGGCGGAGATGGGCCCCGCTGTCCAACGCCTCGTTGACCACCTGAAGAAAGAGCAAGCCGGGCGGCGCACTCGGTACATGCGCAATCAGGAGCTGTACGAGCGGCGCCGACTTGCGGGCTACACTGCGCATGGCTACTACGGCAGTGACGACGGCGACGTAGCGACCAAGGACAGGCTCGGTCTCTTTCGCTCAGCTGTCTCCACTGCCGTCTCGAACATCTACGCGCCGCAGAAGCCGAAGCCGCAGTTCCAGACGACTGGCGCTACGTGGGCCATCCGTCGGCGCGCTTCCAAGCTCGACCGCATCTGTGAAGGCATCCTGAACCAACGGCAAGGGCGTTGGATCAATGTGTGGGCATTCATGGCCGACGCCGCCGCCGAGACTGGCACGCAAGGCGTCGCGTGCATCAAGGTCATCTCGGACCTGGCCAACAAGCGCATCGCGCACAAGCTCATTCCGAGCTGTGACATCTGGTTTGACCCGACCGAGGGGCGCAATCCGCGCAACCTATTCCATCGCGAGCCTATCTCGAAAGAGTTGGCCATCGCGCTCTGGCCCAAGGCGCGCGCCGCCATCGAGGGAGCTGCGCCGTACGAGTGGTATGCCGGTGCCGCGACGAGCAAGCCGCGCGAGTCGGACACGACCGAGCTGGCCTTTGCCTATCGCCTGCCCGACTCGACCGAGGAGCCTGGTATGTGGTGCGCTGTCATCAGCGGTGAGGTGGTGGACATGGGCGAGTGGACCGCTCCGGCGTTCCCATTCGTGTTCCTGGGCTGGGAGCCGCACCGCGAAGGGCCGTGGTACTCCGGCATCATCGACGAGGGCTACGAGCAGGCGCTCTACGCTTCGGAGCTGGCGCTGCGCCTGAAGTACCGCGAAATCATCGCGAGTGGCCAGACCATCTACTTCCAGGAAGACTCCGTCAATCCGGACGACCTGATGCTGAACGAGGCGCGCAAGGGCGTCGCGTACAGCGGGCCTAATCCGCCCATTGAGACCGTATCGCAGCCGTTCCACCCGGTCGAACTGCAGCTGCTCCAGGACTCGGTTCGTGAGTTCTGGGACGCGGTCGGCATCAGCCAAGTCTCAGCGGCCGCGCGTCGCGAACAAGGCGTCGATAGCGGCGTCGCGATGATGACGCTGAACGACACCAAGGCCGGTCGGCAGCTCGTCAAGGCGCAACGCTACGAGCAGGCTTTCGTGGACCTGGCACACCAGTACGTCTGGCGCCTGCGCGAGCTCGCCGAAGAGGACAAGGGGCTTCTGGTCCAATGGCCTGGCAAGAAGCTCATCCAGAGCATCAAGTGGAAGGACGCCGACGTCGAGGACGACCAGTTCTCCGTCTCCGTCGCCCCCGCGTCCGCACTGCCGCACGACCCTGCCGGACGCCAGCAGATGGTCTCGGACCTGTACCAGCAGGGAATGATTTCCCAGGACACGGCCAAGACCCTCATCGGCTGGCCTGACCTGGACAGCGAACTCACGCTCGAGTCGTCCGCGCTGGAGTACATCGACGCGCTGATCGAGAAGTACCTGGACGCCGACCCGGACACCTGGAACGCGCTGGAGTACCAGGCGCCGGAAGGGTGGCTACCGAACAAGCCGGCAATGCTGCTGCGCTTCTGCTCGGCGCTGTACAAGGCGCGCACGGACCAGCTCATGCTCATGGAGCCCAAGGAGCGGGCCCGAGCCAACTACAACATCGACCTCTTGATCCGCTGGATCTCGGAGATGGACAAGTTGCTCAACCCGCCGGCTCCGCCAGTCGTTCCAGGCGCTGCAGCGGGACCAGTCGGACCTTCCCCCGGCGGACCGCTGCCGCCTGGAGCCCTACCTCCGCCGCATCCAGGCATGTTGCCGCCGGGAATGCTGCCGCCACCCGGAGCCGTGATGCCGAATGCCGCCTGAAGCCGCCGCAGCCGTCGCCGAACCACCCAACCTGCAAGTGCCCGTCGCGGACCAGCCGCCCGAGCACAAGCCCGCGGCGCCCTTCGATGCGCGCTACGCGGCCATGCAGGCCAAGCTGGGCATCTCGGACGATGACGAGGCCGAAGAGGCACCGGAGGTCGCCGAGAAGCCCGCAGAGCCCGAGAAGCCGAAGCGCAACGGTGATCCGACTGCCGGCGACAAGGCCATGTTCGAGGCGCTGGCCAAGAAGCTGGGCTTCGCCATCGAAGACAGCTCCGTCAGTGTCGAGGAGCGGGCCGAGTGGCGTCGAGCCAAGGCCCGCGAGAAGGCCGCCATCGACCGCGAGCGCTCCGAGTGGGAGAAGAAGAAGCAGGCCACGCCGGAGCAGGTCGAGAAGGTCGGCAAGTCGGACGCACTCATTGCCGCGCTTGACGCAGGGGACCCGGACGGGTTCGCAGCAGCCGTTCATGCGATCCGGCCAGAGTTCGGAAAGACCTACAACGAGATACAGGCCAATTTCATCAAGCGCCTGGCCGACCCGAACTACATGGAGCTGCGCAAGCTCCAGCAGTGGAAGGAGCAGCAGGAGCAGGAGCGCCAGAAGCAGGAGCAGGAAGGCCGAACCCGCGCGCAGCAGGAACAGCACGTACAGGCGTACCGCGCCTACATGAACGATCTGACCGAGAAGTGCAAAGCGAGCTCGAATCCGCTCGTCTCCGCGATGCATGACGACCCGCTGTTTCTCCAGGCGGTCTACAACGTCCAGAAGGACCACTGGGACCCCGACAAGCAACAGACTGTGCCGGTCGAAGAGGCCATCCGCATCGCGGCCCGCGGCGGCCAGTCTCTCGAGAGTGAACTAAAGAGCCTGCTCGAACGCCTCAAGAAGGGCTTTCCCGAGATGGCCGCAGCCGTGGACGCCGCCACCGCTGGCAAGCCCGCCAAGAAGGCGCCCCGGACAGGCGTCGTGCCCGTCAACGGCACGTCCGTCGCCTCCGTGCCCAAGAAACCGAGCGAGATGTCCCCGCTCGAGTGGCGCGAATACACCAAGCGCAAGCTTGCCGAGTCGGACGACTGATGCCCCGGATCGTCGTCATCGGCGGTCCACGTACTGGCAAGACGACGTACGCCACGAAGCTTGCTCGTCAGCTCGGCGTGCATCTGGCCAGCACCGGCAAGCGCACCGAAGCCGAGGGCGGCCTGGTCTCCACGGACAACTACATCGGGCGCGGTACGTGGGGCGAAGTTCCTGACCACATCATCAAGGACCTACGCGGGCGGGAATCGTTCGTGCTCGAAGGCACACAAGCGGCCCGTGTGC